GGCATACGAGATAGGAGTCCGTCTCGTGGGCTCGGTGATGTGTATAAGAGACAGAGTTTGATCCATTGCTAAAGACTCCACTGTATGTCATACCCGCAAACCTATCCGCCTCGCTAAAGGTTTCATTAGACTCCGCCATAACTCTGTCCCCCAATAAGAAGAACTTTCCGTCAATACGGTCTTCTATTCTAAAACTCTCTACCCCATTACCAAACACGTAGCAGTTATAAAAATCCAACGTTGTAATAAGAGGCAGAGCAGCGGTTTGGTTTTGACCACCTGCGACTACAGAGTATGGCCCGTTAGGGGCCGTCCACTCTTGTGCGGCAAAATGATAAGAGTTACCGTCATTAATATCAGTGTAGCACGGAGTCATATCTGAAGCGTCGTAGAATAAATTTGGGTCTACAGCTGCGGGCTCAGTTTCAAAACAGAATGTTCCTGAAGAATAATTAATAGTTACTTCCAAACGGGTGACAGATTCTTTCTCCTGAAAGACCAGCTGTGTACACGTAGGGATACCTGATTTATTCTTTATGCGAAAATTTCCCGCCCCGTCATCTGTAACATATACTTTAGAAGTAAAACAATCTACGGGAACTACTTCTGTATTGTTGTATTCACCGGAGTCAAACTCTAAGGACATTTCCCCCACGTTTTGGGTAGCTTGGTCTGTTGTACATAACTGCGGAAATCCTAACTGTATTAAACACACGCGTATATTTGCATATGTTTCATTAACAAGTTGGTCCCCACTATCCCAGATAATAACTCTGTCTGTACATTGATTGTTATTTGTACCTGTACGGCTATTATGTACACGCACCCTAACAGTACTTCCCGCAGGAACCTCCCCTGATATCGGCGGCGAAGTGGCTGGAACTAAATCATTAATGTCATCACAGTTTTCTACCTGTCCGTTTGTATTGGTTACGGTGTCATTAGAAGATATGTTAGTTTGAGCGTTATTCCCTTCAGTAGCCCACCCGCTGGCTTTTAGCCTCATGTATATGCCCGCTGGGTTGGTGGAGTTTATCTGCTGAGAATATATAGCTTCTTTATCTAAAACTTCTGCTGTAAGGAAAGCCCCTACCGCTCCATTAGCGTCTCGCTTTACTGTAAGTACATCCCCTACTGAGACTATATTTTGACTATCCCCCTCCAGCCTAAACCAATAGCTTTCAGAATCGGCAATAAAAGGTTCAGGTCCCACGTTGGATCCATCCTGTTTAAACACCATAGTGCTCCATATGGTATTGTATAGTCCCTGCGTAGGTTTTACTACAAATTTATAGAACTTAGCCCAGTAAGGAGCTAAGTTTTGTAATTGAACCTGTATCTTGTTTTGAAAAATAGAAGTGCTGGCGGGAAAAAATATACTGTTGTTTTGGCTTGTCAATACCGTAGAGGACCTACCGTATTCATCCATATACACTACCCCCACTTCATAATCTCTATGGCTATGTAGGCTCCCGCTGGTCGGTAAAGTTTGCATAAACCCACCTGAGCTTCCTAAATTAAAAGCCAAGTACTCATACTGAATAGTTTCTGTAGGAGTAGAGTTAAGGTAGTATGTAGCCGCAGGAACCTGCAATGTAAACGTAGAACCAGCTACCGTAAGACCAAAACTTTGTTGAGTACATACGGGAGCGAGGGGAGGGAAAGGCGTCATTCCCGTTACAGCGCATGAGTTTGAGATAGCTGTATCTACCAGCAGTAAATCATCCGATCCATTTTGCCAAGCATATGGAAGAGAGTTGTTAAACACATCTGTTAACGTAGTCCCTAAACTTGCAGGGTTTACTGTAGGAGTTGTATATGGAATTAGCTGGAGAAAGGTGTTGTCCGATCCCACAGCTGCGGCAAACTCTTGAGACGAAAGCATTTGATTTACAGACGTATATGTCTGACTGGCCACAAAAGTAAGCGTCACTCCAAACGAAGGAATAACCGTTGCAGCGGGCTGTTGAGCGCTTCCGCTTCTCGCACTCTGTACGTTTTGTAAAGCCAATTGAAAACGAAATGTAGTTCCCGCAACAATGTTTTCTGTAATAGAAGATAAATCAAACCCTATAGTAGCGTCAGATATTACCGTTCCTGGAGCTGCTGGATCTATACTATAAGTTCCTGGCGACCCCGCTGGTGGAGGAAAATCAGACACTCCTAACTCTTGAGAGTCGGCGTTAAGCCAGTAGTCCATCTGAATAAGATCTCCATCTTCCCTATTAGTGATGTCATACTGATCAACATAGTTGCCATACATTAATCTATTGCCTTGAATAGTTTGAGCTTTTGCTATTCGAGGAACATTATCGTAGAGCCTAAGCAACTCATCAGACCCCAGCAAAGTAAGTATCTTACTATTGTCAAATTGCTGAGAAAAATATGAGTCGTCAGGGATACCTAAATCTTGCTTGTTATATGTTTTTACAATAAAAATATTATTGCTTGTAGTGTCTTTATATAGAAGCTGTATCTCCTTTACTCTTCGTGATCCTGTAGAAAAATACACCTGCGCGGTATTAAATCTATTTATCATGCCGACGTTTTTAAACGTCTCATTGCTGAAAGCAAAAGATTTAGGTTCAAAAGCTGGGTTGCTAAACAAAGAGGTTGCGCTATACCCCTCATCTAAATATCTATATCGATATGCAAATCTCAAAAACCGCATCTCTAAATAATCGCCTTGAAAATCTACTTGATTAGACATCTCTACAAAAGGAGAGCGCAAGGGGTTGTTTAAAGTGACAGTACTTACATCCTCAAAACCAGGAGGTTTAACAATAACACTGATGTCTTCCTCTTCAATACCGTCAGTTAGACCTGTTGGTACAGGGTAGTTTCTGGTTACGTTAATATATCTTGGAGGGTTAAGGTCATCGGTAAAGAATAAGAGATTCTCGATTTTATTTACCGCGTTGATAAGGTATGTCGGATTAAAGTTAAGGACCTCTGTACTGACAACATGATACAATAATGTATTGGTGTTAGTGTTATATGATAGTATCATATCTACCTCCACTTGCCCTGTTGCAGGGTCACCTGGATCGTAAACAAACCAATAGATAGTTTCCGCCATACCATCTTCAAAAGCGCCTATACACCGCGCGTTAGCTGATAGAGGATTTCCGTTGTACTCAATATTAGGGGTAAGGTTGGTGTTACCCTTAGAGTTTTCTACCGCACCTATCTCAGTGCCTTCAGTAGATCCCAAGCGTACATTTAATGCATCTACATATTCGCCTACAGGAACTAAGCGTTCGTCGACGCTTTTGTTCATCTTACCAGCAATAAAGTTAGTTTGTATCAGCATATTACTTTATCCATTTAGCCTGCCCCCTCATATTCATAAGGAGTCTACCAGGGTGCATGTTACTTAATCTAAGTTTAGCATTACGAAGTAAAGACGATTTGTCTTTCCGTGCTCTATTAATAATGTACTCCTGCGCCGACAGTCTATTGTTTAAAATAGAATACTTAATGGCTGCATAGATATAATCTTCAAATAATTTATTCACACTTACCTTAGAGTCTTTCCCCTTCTCCATCCCATCAGAGATATATTCTAATACCACTGACTCCGCGGCCATGCCTGAGCTAAAGTTTATTACTCCCGCTCTTTTATTAATATTAAAAGTAGGATTGCTATTAGCCGTCTCAGTATTTAAACCAAACCTTGCTCCTATCTGATAATCGAAATACCAAGCACCCTCATATAGATAACCCATAGCCCCATTGTATGGACTGCCTGCGTTTAAGTATATGCTTTTTTTCTGCCCTGTAATTCTATCTAAGTCTAACTGAGAGTCATTGGGTTTAAGAACGTCTCCATACGCATCGAATAAAACCCTGTACTCATTATCTTGAAGGTAAGCTCCACTCCAGTTGGTTTGGATATTTTCCGTGAGAGGCATAAGGACGCCGTTCTTGTACAAAGAAATCCTTACCCAGTTGACATAGTCAGGAGGTAAAACAAAACGCAACTGATCGTTTACTTGTAGCTGAAGGATTTTTATTTCCTTCATAGCGTCATAGTTTAATTCCTGTATAGCTCTCTTAGCAAAGAATAGAACTTGATACCTATTGATATTATTTATAAGCTCATTGTTTCCCTGATACATCAACATAAAGTTGTTGACAATATCGTCTAATGTGACATATTGATACGACCCCCAGTTCTCATCTTGTGGAGAGACTTGGTTGTTTTCGTAGTATTCGTAATCTGTTATATACGCCATAATCTTTAGCTTGTTTCTTGAGTATCTACCTGTTCTTCAGTTTGACCAAACTGTACTACTTCCGCTTCCCTTATCTCTATACCCACATACTGGCATATCTTAGCTACCAAAGCAGGCTCGTCAGAAGACGGCAATTCAAAATCTTGGAAGTCACTCTGAGATTGATCAAATAGAGGTTCTCCACCTACCAATGAAGCGAAAGTCCAATTAGGATTACGAGGGTATCGGATGTACTGCGCCTTAACATCGCACGGGCCCATCCCATCTCCTATAGTAAAAGGATCGTTAAGACCATCCCATATGGTAGGGTATACAGATATTAAATTCCCATCCAAAACATAGCATGGGTACTGTGGTGTAGGGTAAGTGAGGTTGCTGCTGGTAAGATTGAATATCTTCCTTTGGCTTACCCTCTCTACCTCTACAATATTATTAGCGTCATATATAGCATATCCTTCTCCTCCTGCACCAGCGGGATTTACGAATAGAGCGGCTGAGCACACTATACTCGATCCAGCGGGCGACGCTGTGTTAGAAATATTCTGCACCCACCCCTGCAATCCAGGAACCCCTGTAGCGGGATATGGAGCAGCGCCTGTAGCGCTTGTGTTTATAACGATATCTCCTGGCTGTACACCTGTAGTAAAGAAATCTTGAGAGCTGTCTATAAGAAGGGTGGAGTTAGGAATAGAATTGGAAGTGGTTCCACTTACTCTACGCGTGGGATATCTATATAGTTTATTTATAAGATAGTAATCGCTTGGTAATGAGTACACTGCCGATCCTGATAAACCAGAGGGGACATTAGGAACGGCTACAGGGTTTAGCTGAGCTAAGAAAGCTTGCACAGAGAAGGAGTCTATAACTTCTTCTAAACCTTTTATTATATCTGCATATCCCGTACCCGAAGATCTTGCGTTCTCTCTATTTATCCAGTTGTTGTACTGATAAAAGTAATCCTCAAACATATCCATCTGCGCCTGTTTAGCGTAGAGGTTGAAATCTTGGGGTGAGATATATCCGTAGTTATTTTTGTTAGCTATAGCCAACACCGTATTTCGCACCGCATTTATTGAAGCTGGCATAGTGTAAAATTATTTTTACAAAGATAGCACAAAAAAAAGGGCCCCATTTTTTGGAGCCCCTTTCTAATATGTATAATATATCTTAAGCTAAAGCTATACTTGTCGCATAAAGAAATGCTGGGTCGCCCCCTACTACAGGAGCAGTAACCATAGGCATTTCCGCCACTACATTTGTCCATGAAGACTGTAGCGTATCAACCATTAAATCAGTGAAAGCTGTAGACCACGAGTATCCCGCCTGAGCTTTAGAAATTGTAATCGTTAAAACATCAGAAGATGTAGCTCCAGTTTTATACTGCAGAGCCACCGGAGTGGTTCCTGCGCCACCCGCTGTAGGGATAACCATAACTATATTTTCTAAATTAACTAACCTTCCTCCAAAACCACTTTGAGAGATAATTACTCCCACATCAGTAGCATTGTTATTAAACAGAATAGCATCTACTAACACGGAAGTGTTAGAAAGTACTTTCGTTACTGTGCCAGAAAAACCCCCTGTAGAATTAACTACAAGATCTCCTACACGAACATCTGTAAGGAAAGTTCCTGAAGCATTTACAAGAGTATGTGCGTCTGCGTCTGTATATATTTCATAAGCCACTGTAGAAGCCTCCAATAAAGAGGTTGCTGTTCCGCTAATACTTAAAACAGTATCGCTATCTACAGCTGTTACTGTAGAAAATAGATTACCCGCTGATGTTGTTGAAAAGACAATGTCTCCTACCGAAACGGTAGTTAAAAAATTCTGTCCCGCCTCAGTTAGTTTCCCTGCAGTCGCTGCTGATGTCGTTCCTGAGTCAGCCACAGCAGGCATTGTTGCCGTTGTGTTACTTAATGGCAAGGGTATGTTTATAAACTTTCCCATAGCCTTATGTTATTGCAATTCCAGATACAGCCTGTGGAGGCACTACATCATACGTAACGCGAGTCCAAGAAGTTTGCAAAGCCGCGACCATAGCGTCTTGGATTGCTTTTCTCATACTGAAAGCTACTTGAGCAACTGACGTCGTCACTGTGGCAACGTTACCGTTAAGGTAAGTGATAACAGTAGTTAAATCTGTTGCTCCTGGAGCTGTTACTGACAGGACTTCATTTACGTTCAAAAGAACGTCCCCAGAGCCTGTGACTGGGATAGATAAAAATTTTTCCATTTTACAAATAATTAAATGGGTGAATAAAAAACAAAGATACAAAAAAAAAGGGAGCCTATTTTGGCCCCCTCTTAAAGTCGTTTACTTCTTCCTTCGATCTGGAATTAAGTATCCTATAAGGTTATCTATCCAACCGAATATCTGGTTGTCTTTTTCTGTAGGAGTAAGGTTTACTACTACTTTTGCCAGGGCCGCAACAGCGATTAGCAATTC